TTTCTCCAAGTATAAGACTGAATCTCTTTAAGTGTATTCGGACATTTATCTTCATTAATATGAATTTGAGTCAACTTTGCCGTGTTTATTTTAGCCTGAACATCTTTAACAGATGGTTCAGTATACAATCCCCATTCATTCAAATTCATAATACGGTCAGGACTTGCAGCATCTCCAAAACACAAATCAATATCACTAATCCCCAAACCATTACGAGCCAACATAATTATAATCAACTCAAATAATTCTTCAGTAGTCAACTCTTTCTCATAAATCTCATCAATAATATACGGTTCATTATCATAGAAACCAATTAACAATGCAGCGGACGGCACAGCCCAACCAAAATCAATACCCACACTATAATAATTGAAAGTTTCACGAGTATCAGTATCCCAATTCTTGAAAATAAGACTGGACAACATACCCCACTCACCAAGGCTATAACGGCGATAAGCATCATAATCAATCTCTTTCAACCTCTCATAATACTCCTTATGGTCTTCAGGCAAAAATGGATTCTCACGAAAACTAAAATGAACTATTTTACCATAATGCATATTATGAAAATACTCATAAATCCAATGGGACGGCTCACTTGGCTGAACAACCAACAAAGCCTGCCTATAAGTCACATCAGCACCAGAACCCCTCAACCTTAATTTAAGCTCCAAATAAGTATCCCGGTCAATTTCCTCAGCCTGCTCAATGTAAATATAATCCAAATTCAAAGAACGAACCTTTTGCAAGTCATCCAAACCACTAAAACTCATAGTGGCACCATTACTTAAAATGATAACTCCTTCCGAACGATTCTCCTCATACTCAATACCATGACTGTCAAGTAACTTCCGAATCTCCAACCAACTAGTCTTCTTCAAAGCAGGTAATGTCTTCCTAAAAACACCAATACGACTATTAGGATTATTAATAGCCCAAAAAATCACTTTACTACAAGCAAATATAGTTTTGCCGAAGAACCAGCACTTCCTTCAATAAGAAGTTCATTAGAATCATCATCAATATATTGTGCTTGTTTTTCTGATAATTTCCATTGTGCTGACATTATACCACCTCCTTCAATTCCGACCATGATGTCCCCCTAACCATCAAATAATCTTGAACTGTTTGTCTTGCAAGACCCACATAGTCCCCTAATTGCTGTTGTGTCCAACCTTCAGCAATTTTTTCTTTAATGAAATCAAGACCACCATAATCTTCAAATTTACTTGTACCCCAACAACCATTATTCTCCCCAGATTGGTCAGCATGATTTAATGAGATATTCCTTTTGTGTTCTTCTGTAAACACCATTCCTTTTCTAGCTTCTGAAATCTTTTTCCTAGCTTCAAGAGTATGTTTTCGACCAGTATTCGCCTCTGATAATCTTTTCTTGCTTTCTGGAGAATGATGCCATCATTTCCTCGCATCAACTTGTTTCTTAACAATATCTGGATGAATTCTTTTATTTGAATTGCCACCAGACTCTAAATTATATCCTTTATTAAAATCCATGGAGTCAAATTCTAAAATGTATTTCACTTCATAATAATCTAATTTATCTTTATTACATTCGAGTATTGGACTAAATACAAAATTATCAAAACCATATTTATCAAAAGCTCTTTGCAAATACTGATTATGATGTTTTGAATTGATTAAATGACTAATATGGCTTCTTAACCTTCTCTCAATGTCCACACTTTGACCAATATATATTTTATCATTGACCAAATTCAAAATACAATAAATCCCAATCACTCTGAATCCTCGCCTGCATCATCTGGTTTAACTGTTACAATCTCAATCTTTTGAGTATTATCCACTTTAGCCTCTATACGGTCTTTTTTAGCCCAACGGTCAGGATGAACACGAGCCAACCACCACTGAGCAGAACCAACATTCCCATCAACCAAAGCAGAACTAGTCACAACATCAACCATCGAAGCCTCAGCCTTAGCCTTAGCCTCCTCAATAGCCAAATAATAATCCTTAAACGGCTGAATACCTTTTTTACCATGCTTCATCCAATCATAATGAGTATGACGCTCAATCCCACACAACTTACAAGCCGTAGTAATATAATTCCCTTCCTCAATATACTTACACATCTTCTTAGTAAGTGTTTTATTCAACTTATAAGACTTAGGATTAATCTCAGGAACCTCATCCATATTTTTACGAGGCTTATACCTTCTATCCTTACGAGGCATAAAAAAAACAACACCCCCACATATCTATTAAATTAATTTAACTAATTCCTGGAAAAGAAACACTACAATACCACCAAAAGCAGAAATAAAAACAACAATAATCCACTTCAAAGTATTTAAAGTAGTGGACAATTGAGTTAAAGTAACAAGAACATCCTTTAACTCCTCACGATCTTGAATCAATTCTTTTTTAAGAGAATCAATCTCATCATGTTTTTTATCCAACCTCTCCTCCAGTCTAATTATACGATTTTCATTCATACAATTATCACTCATGCAGCTTCCTCAACTAACTCTTCAGCCCTAACAACTCTTTTCTCTTCACTGAACTGTGTGACAAAGAAACCCGCAACCAATACTATTAATTGAACTAATGCCTGATATTCAACTGGAACACTACTTATTAAGAAATCTTTATTAGTGACTATGAATATTGCAATAAACGATAGTACTGTTACAATTCTTGAAATATCCTTATATGATTTCATTCCTACTACACCCTCCCTTAGCATATTTTTTTTATTCCTAACTGTCAGTATGGATTCGAACCATACTCTGACACATAATTGACTTAACTTAACACAAAAAGTAATACTTTATCCATAAGACAGTATTACAAACCCGACACACATGACACAAAAAACTGACACACACAACACAAACTGACACAAAACCCAACACAAATGACACAACATGACACAAAAAACACCATATTTGACACAAACCGACACAACACTGACACAACGAAAACCCACGAGAAGCCTCCAAACAAGAAAAGAAGACCACACATCAATTTTCACCATTTTGCATCAAAAAAATGTCAAACACCACACCCCTCCCAAAAATTACTATTTTATCCTCAGTGTACATAAAAGAGTACCAATGTACAAATATGTACATTAAAAAAAATAATATCTATATGAACTATATATTTATCATAAGTTCTATAAATACACATACCCCTATAAATAAAAAAATAATATATAATATTTCGTATAAGATGCTGATAAAGAAATTAAAACACCA